CAGAAACTCGCGGGTCGATGGGTAGTCACGCCCATACCCGACGAGGGTGACGTTTCCTGGCACGACTAGGTTTGACGCACAAGCCACCAAACCAATAGGCATCTGAGCAAATCCACCCTTTAGCGCGGCAGTATTCAATAACTGCTGTATCTCTCCGCTGCGGTCTGTGCCGTAGAAACAACGCCCATTGGTTGCTGTGCTGATAGTCGTGCCAGCATTCCCCGACGCTTGAAATTGCGTTGCAGAATTGACGGCGATAATCGTGCCAGTGAATTTAGCTGTCAGCGTCAGGTTTGCCGTGTTCATATCGTAAATCATGAAGTATTTACCAACATCGGCAGACGTAAACGAACCGTCGAGGCAATTCACGACGTTACTGCCCGACGTTACCGTGCATCGTGGCAGTGCTACGCCGTCTGCTTTACGGGGGTCAAGACAACGTGCATTCGAAATATGAGGGAAGGCGGCATTTTTGATCAATAAAGTACTCTCTCCGGTAAGAGAGTCAGTTGTTGCCGCAGCTACAGGTGCTTTTCTTTGCCCTTGCCAATACGTCTGGGTTGACCAATCATACAGGGCATCATCCAACTCGTCAATATCATCGCGTAAGGCCATTTCAAACTCCTTAAAAATTAACTTGCAATAGTCCCAACCACATCATGCTTGAACTCGTAGTTCCCCACATGACCAACGTGCCAAGACAGATTATGATCTACGAAAAGCTCAATTCCGGCCTTTTCACACGCTTCACAAAAAGTCCAGTCTTCCCCTTGGTAGGTATCGGCATGAGGAAGATACTTCATTTCCCAGACGGAGTTACCGATCTTTTCGAAAACCCTCATGTCGATCAGCATGATTCCCGTGCCGATTCTCCAGACCTGCTCCAGACTGCTATCATCCATATCCGTATAGACGATTTCCCCCTGCAAATCTTCGGCCTTTCGGCGTCCAGTTGGCTGAGCGGGAATACACTTCGTAACGCAGTTAGCTGCCACAACCATCTTATGGTGTGAGGCCAGCTGGTGGACTGTGGTGATGGGGAAGGTGTGATCAGTGTCGATGAAGAGTAGGTGGGTTGCCTTCGCCGCTTGCGCCGCCCGAACCAGCTCCAGCCTGTTCTTGGGAAGAATACTCGACTTGACATTCACCACACGTAGTTCCTGAGAAGCGTAGCCTGGAACCTTAACCTTTGTGAAATTCGACACAAGGCTGATTAGATCGACCGCAAAGTCGGCGTACCAGAAGTTACCACTCGGCACACCTACGACACAGTTGAAATGCTTTCCCGAGACAGGCAGTTTCCCTGCGGATAACTTGTTACTCATCGTCATCGTCCAGAAGTGAATCGAACTGATTCTCGTCCGAGATGATCTCGGCATCGAAATCCTTGATCGAGATGGAGGAAAGAATCTTCTTCGGATCGATGTAATCCTCCCGCTGGTCGAGAGAACGAACCTTCCCCTTAATCATCACACGAACTGTGTCACCGACCTGCAAGCCGGAGATCTCTTCTACCTTCTCGAAATTGACCGAGATAGTGGGGGAATAGGAGCAGCCCATTACCCTCCCACAAGCTTCTGCTTGCGAACTGACTTTCTTCTTCTTCGCCATGTTACTTCCTTGTAAAGGTGGATGAAAAGATGGGGACGTTAATTGTAACTTTAACGTCCCCATCAATCTTCAGGTTACTTCCTTCCCGAACTGGTTAGACTACAAAGTTACTCAACCAGGCCATCGTCTTCGTGTGCTGGAGTTCCAACCCGACTTCCGACAACCATTGCCCCTTCGTCTCGTCCGCATCATTGGACTGGATATTGTCCTTGAAGGTCGTATCCCGCAGGTGACGGTACTTGATGGAACTCGGATCAACGATCAGCGCATCGTTCGTGTACTTCGCATGCACGTTGAACAGTGGGTGACTCTTCACGTAGATCGTACCTTGCGGCATGACCCACTCTTGCAACTTCATCCCCCACATGTTGACAACACCGTTGAAGTGCACGCGTGAGCGTGAGGCCGTTGCCGCCAACTTGTTCAGGGAATTCAAGAAGCCATTTCCCGCAAGAACCAAACGCTCGTTGCCGGCGCCGGAATCGTAGTCGAAGACCTTGTAGACCGCATCCGTGAAGGTGGTTTCCGTAGGCGTCGTGGCATAGATCGTAATCATACTCGGTGCGTACTGCGAAAGGAACCAGAGCAAGCCGCCGGTGAAACGAATCGGCTTACCGTTCGAACCACTACCTTCAAAGCGCTTGCCGAAAATGAAGGCCATTTCCATCGCAACGGAGTGGTCGAACATCTTGCGCTTCTTGTCATTCTTGATCGGATCACCAGTTCGGGTATGCGTTTTCTTCGCCGTATTGGTGATATCGTAGGTGGTTTTGAAGATCTGCGTGTAGTTGTACAGCTTCGTCGGATTACGACTTGCTGACGACGGTGCGCCAGTGCCTTCCGCGTAGGCGTTACCGATCTTCGTAAGCGAAACGCCATTCGCGATACCAGTCGCTGTCGTTCCTGCCTGGGCACGAGTAATAACCAGCGTCGTCGTATTCGTCACCGAGCTCACAATGACGATTTCAGCCGTATAGGCCGAGGTCAGCGTCCGCTCCAGAAGGAACACGTCACCAGCCACACAATCTTGCGCGTCAGTCACGTTCGACGTAACCGTAATACTGGTATCCGTCGTGGAGTAGCCAGTTGTCCAGTTGATCGTCAGGCGTAGAGCATTCAGCTCTTCCTCGTACCAGGCGAATTCCGGGTCGTCCGTCGCCTCAGACTTCATCTTCGAAAGCAAGGCGGTGAGAGGCGCCTGGCCATTAGGGTTCCGCCAGAGAATCATCTCACGGAAATTCTTGGGGCGTTCGTCAGTTGCCCAATCGCCAGTACCGCGTAGTCCTGCAACAGCCATTTTATTTCTCCTTAATCATCTTTGTCCATCTCCTCAGCAAGCTGCTCCCACATACCCTTTGCAGGAGCAAGATCGCCTCCAGCGCTCCCCCTCGTCGGGGTAAAGGGGATAACGGGAGCCACTTGTGGCTGCAACACCGGCGGAGCTCCTGCTCCAGGTTGTGGCGCTGCAATTCCGAGAGAAGCACGGACTAGGTTTCCAATAGCGACGGTTGCGACCTCAGGTGTAGCAGTCGGGTTCAGCTTCCGATAGATCTTGCCCATCTCGAAAATCGCCGGTTCCAACTGAGGATCAGCCAGATCGGGATTCGCCTGATGGAACATGGAGCGAGCATCCGTCTCCACCTTATCGTAAGTCTGCACCGAGCGCAAGACCTGTGGCACCATCGCCTGCATAGCACGCATTGCATTTTCCAGAACTTCCATATGCAACCGAGCGGCCATCTGGGGCAGAACAACTTCAGGTTCGGTTAGGAGCTTAGCCGCGTCTTCGTCTGAGACAGCGTAAAGGCTCTTGGCCAAATTCTGGACTTGTTCGCCACGCCAGGTGGCATAGTCAGGTTGAGCAGACGGCTCCGCTTTTGGAGCTTCTGGCTGGGCTGGAACAGGCGGGACGACCGGGGCTGGAGCTGGTGCTGCAGCTGCCACCGGAGGGACAGGAGAGACGGGGGCCACTGGAGCCGTTACAAGGGAGGGAGTGGTTGGTGCAGCCAACGGAGGAGTTTCCCCAGCCGGCTCCACAACCACAGAATCCCCTTCAACAGTCGGCTCCACGCCACCATCGTCATCCTGTTCAAGTTCATTCGCCATTTCAGACCAATTAACTGAGGACTCCGTCGAGTCGCCAGCGGGTTCTTCCACCACGGGAGCGGAGGCACCACCCACGAAGCTTGTTTCATCGCCCAGCTCTTCACAATAGCCCAGGCCTAGATTCTTCCACCACATTTCAGTTCTCCTCGTTCTCTTTCACTGCTTCATTAAAGGCCACGCATGATTCCTCATACATCGCCGCCGCTGTCGTACTGCAGGAGATCTTTCCCCTGAGTTCGCCCTTCATTCCCTCCTGCACGTAGCTGTCTTCAACCGATCGGACAGGAGTGAAAATGATCTGTTCCTGCAAGCTGTCAGCCTGCGCCTGTAGTGCTTGGCATAATGATACCCATGCGGGATTTCGTTGCAACGACTCCCACCACTTTTTTTGTTCTGACGGGGTCAGTTCATCATAATTTTCCATCAGCCTGTACTCCCCATTCCAGGAACCTGACCAGGTTCGTTAAGATTACTCCTCATCGGAACTACATTACCAGCCGCAGCCTGCTGTACCACCTGCTGATCTGGCATCACCTGCACACGGAAGCGGTTCACATTCTTCAGCCCACCGAGTTGCGCGACGAAGGCGAATATCTTCATCATGTCGTAACCCTGGAGTGCTCCCGGAACCCGCGCGAGGTTTCCGAGGAGTTGCTGCCAGAGATTGACCTGGGCGAAGCGATCGACTGGCATCGTTCCATCCACAGGCACGAAGTCGAAGAAGCCAGCGATCATCTGTGGGTTAATGTCCATATAGGCCTGGGCCCACTGTGCCTGATCCCCGACGATACGGAACTTCTTCTCGGCCGAATACAGTTGCTGCGTACTCATCGTGAGTTTCTTTGTCAGCGGGGAGAAACCGAGAGAGCTGAACCATTCGCAGTTCGTCTTCAAGCGATTGATGCCAAAGCTGGTAGAGGAGCGCACTTCGGTAGCTGTCTTCCGCCCACCGGAATTGACTGCCCCCATGATATTATCATTGACTCCTATAACGCGTTGCGCGAGCTGTCCTACGATATCCGAGTCTGCCAGATTTCCCCTCGTCACGTCGGAGACGGCGAACTGTTGCATCAGCGTTCGCACATCCTGACCGTAGCCCGCCGGCTTCAGCCTGATCATCTTCCCCGGTTCGGGAGTCTCCAGGTCACGCACGTTCACCTTGGACGGGTCAACCAGGAACATGTTGTTCAGCGCGGCTCGGACATTATAGAAGTGGGAGTTGAACAGCCACTCCATCGTGCGATTGAGGGGAGCGAGTACCTCGAGCATCCCTCGGTTGAACACGTTGTAACCTTCGACCTCGAGCGAGAGCACGTCATAGGGGTAGTTGTTGTGCACCAGGCCAAGGGGCTGAGCACTGACCACAACACTCTTATCGATGATAGTGAAGACCCACTTTTCCGGCCTGTTGGAAGTTCCGAGCCCGAGCTCAGAGGGCACAACGTTCCAGTGAAAGGTATATTTGTCCAACATCGAGGGGTGTTGGCTTTTCCCCTCAACCTCCTCGTAGAAGGGAAGGGTTTCACCAGGGAGATCACTGTCATAACCCACACCCTCTCGTGTCGTGCTTTCCCCGCCACCAGCACCTTTCTTGATCGTTTCCAAGTTGAACCAGACACCATCCGCTGCCTTCTGCGCCGCCGTCACCCAGCCGATCTTCTCGTACTCGATGCAGAATTCCCCTTCCTGGAAGCGGTAGAGGGGAACCCTCGGATCGTGCATGAAGTCGGCGGGACGGACGTTATACAGGCGATTTCCGCAGTACCCCTCAACCTCCGTAGAGATCAGTTGCTGCTTCGCCGTCCCTGGAATCGGAACCCCGAGGAACGTCTTTGGCACCTCCACGTACTCCTGCAGGGTGAACGTCTCGCGATCCCAGTAGTGCCCGATCACCCCATGACCATACTTGCCCACATCCATCAGCCAGATGAACATAGCTGGAAGACCGCCGCCGGAGATCAACTGGTAGTCAAGCAGGCTCTCCATCGCCGTTTCCGCATCCTGACTCTCCCCGTGTCGCCCCTTCACCTGCATTACAGGATCACGAGCCAGAAACACGCTTGTGTAGTAGGTATGCGAGGCGAGAAGCATAGCATAGCTATACGGAATGGCGATCGTGGCGTAGTCCACCGACCCTTCTTTCCGCTTGTCCTTGCGCGCCTGGTCCACTTCTTTCGTGGGGAGGTAACCGGTGAAAGTATCTTCATTCTCTTTCCACTTTTCATGGCGCGCCTTACTCTGCGCATCAAACCCGAGTCGGTACCGTTGCTTGAACTGCCTGATCACCTTCTGATGCAGGGGCGAGTCGAACGGGATATGCTTGATGAAGGGTTGCAAGTTATCTTTCATGGCGCGCTCCGGAATTCCAGTTTTCGTACATTATCATCCTCCTCGTCCACCACCTCACACTCACCTTCGAACCAGTCACTCACGCCCTGCTTGTCCGCCCAGGTAAGGCCGATGGACACCATGTCTATCACGTCGTCGTGACCTTTCATTCCAGGCGTAAACTCCGTGTACTGCTCGATGAACTTCGTATGGGAGAGGAGGCAATAGAAGTTTTGCAAACCGCTGACCGGGCCCAGATCCTGGACAATCCGATCATGCTTGTGGCGCTTGTCCTGAACCTTATAGACCGGCACCCAACAACGCTGCTCTGCAAAGGCTCGCTCGAGATACCAGGCGAGCATCTTCTGATAGGCCACACTCTCCACCACTACGCCAAGCGGCCTCCACCTACGTATATATTCAAAGACGGTCTTCGTAACCATCTCGGGGTCTTGGCCTCTCGCGGCCTCATATTCGACAAGGTAAACCTTTGGGCCTCGAATGGCAAGCACTCCCACCACGTTATCATCGGCCTTCGGATCGGAGCTGGACGCCGGGTCAATGACGATGATATGGGTGGCCCTGGGCGGAAGGGTATCCCAATACTGCAGGTTTGCCGGGTTGAACTTCGACAGCTCCGTCGAGATAAGCTTGCACTCCTTCTCCTTCATCCAGAGGGGAAGCTGGCCGACGAGGATCGCGTTCTGCTTCTTCTTCAGTAACTCTTCCGTCGGATAACGGGTTGGCCAGCGGCTCTCCCCATTCTCGTCAAAGATACCATAGCGGAAGAACTTCCACTCTGGGTTCGTCTCCAGCCCTTCGATCAGGTCGAACTTAGACTTGGGGGTATCGAGGACAACTGCTTTGGCATCGGGGGCTTCACTGGCTGGAGCAAGAGAGTTGAACAGGGCGCCAAAGACCAGATTCTCTTCCTTCGAGCGCTGTTCGGGACTATCACTGGTCCCATCGGTGGAGGTGTCATCGCAGAGGATAAGGTCAGGCCTGTAGTCATCCACGTTGTAGCCACGGATCTGGCCAGTAACACCAAGGGCAATAAAGGTAATAGGTATGTCGTAGGCTTCATGGATAATCTCGATGTAGTCGTCTGTCCATTTCGAGCCCTTCCGCAGCCTGAAGGTATTCGCCCAGAGCCGGTTATGCTCGACCTGCCGCTTGATCCATCTGATGGTCAGGATGCTGTGGCCCTGACTGGCGGAGACGATAAGGCCGAACCGGCTGATCCCGTAGGCGATACGCTGACTGAGGTAAGCGCGGAGAAGCGTGGTCTTAGCTCCGTCGCGGAAAACCTCGATTCCGACGTTGCGGTTCTCCCTCGACATGAGGGCCTGCCCGATCTGCTCGTGGAAGAGTGGGGAGGACTGGCGAAAGGTCTTGGGAAAGAAGAGCTTGCCATAGAGCGTCAGGGAGGTCGCGCCGAGCTGTACCGCCTCAGCTGTGGAGAGCTCGCGAAGGTCGAGTGGAGCGTTCATAGGTTGTGGATGTGAACCTTAAAGGCCTGGTGCCGCATCGTTATGTCATGCGCGAGGACAACAGGCTCGGGATAAACCACTGCCGGATCGTACCACTTCACCACTTCGCAGCAGTCGAACTGCCAAAGCTTGGCGGGAAAGATAGCCTGCAACACAGGCAGGTAGAGGAGCTTGAGCTGTGCCCAGGCGTCCGACGTGTGGTTGTACTTCACCTCCACCACAGTGATCCAGCCCGCCTGGGTGTCGATGAGGAGTCCGTCGGGCTGGCACCAGCGCCATTTGCTCGCCCCCGCGACGAAGAACTTGATCCAGGGGCTGGCCACATACCGGGTGGGAAAGGCGCGCTCGAGGAAAGCCTGGACGCCTTTCTCGTACTTCACGCCGAGGAGCCTCCGACCGGTGTAGGCCTGCCGGCGAAGTTGGGGCTGCTCGCAGAACTCGGCCGCAACGACTCGACCGGCGGGCTTAAACCCCTGCGGTAGGGCGATGTTCACGCCTCTACCACCACAGGCTGAGACTGCTCTTCCCGTGACCTCAGCCTCCCTTCGGTCGCCTGTTCCCTTTGGTTGTGCTTACACCCCGCGCAGTGGGCGTCGACTACGTCCTTGCTGTACTGACACTCGCGGCTGGAGCGGTCGAGGATCTGCCGCGCCTCGATGACGTAGTGCGTGGCCCCTTCGGTGTAGACACGAACGGGCGCGAGGTACGCGTCCCGCCTCTCCCGGTTAAAGCAGTCGTGCTTTCCGTCCTTCACGCTTTCCCCCCTTCGATAACGGGTCGTACCTGCCCCAGGCCCATCGCAGCCTTCGCCTGGTCAAGATCCGCTGCCGAGATGAAGAAGTTATTCTGCTGCTGGCCCCCTGCTCCGACGGTTGGAGCCGCCACCTTCGACGGGGCGTAACCGAGGCGGTGGAGAAGCTTGTCCGTGGCGTCGAGAATAAACTCAGCATCCTCGGTCTGCTCCAGCTTCGCCACCAGCTTTTCCATCCCCAGATCCGCCGCCAGACGCATCTTCTGGGGGATGGAGTCAGCCACCCGTACCCGTATACCTTCCTTCCTTCCCTCGAGCTGGGCCTGGAAGAGGTCGCTGTGGATGAGCGTACTGAGCCAGGCCTGGGTGTAGCCGAAATGATCGGCGACTTCGCGCAGGGCGAGGGACGGATTCAGCAGCATGAAATTCATCACCGCCTCATGCGTGTGGCTTAGGGCTAGGACTTGCTTCTCGGCCATGACGGCTCCTTGAATTCTGGCCGGGGGAAACAGAAGCTCCCCCGGCAGGTTACTGCCTAGACCGGCACGCCCGTTGTGGGCGTGAAGATGCCCTGCACCGCCAACTTGATCTCCTCCAGGTCGGCCGCCGAGGCGCCGTCTTGGTATTCAATCAGCTGATCGATCTTCGCCTTAAGCTCCGCTACCTTCTCGGCAACTTCCGCTTTCTCCGCCGCAACTGCGGCCAGTACTTCCTCTTTCGTGCTCATGAGACACTCCTTCAGATTCGCTTCCAGCCTGGCTAAATACTCCTCCAGCTCATCCACGCCAGGATTATGAATGTGCAGTTCTTTCACCACTATATCGAACACGATACGCTCCTTGAAAAAGCACAGGCGAGCGCTTGTGCGACGGAAAGAGTGTAACCGGGCGCGTTGGAGGTGTCAAGCACTGGAGCGAAATCGGCGGGGTGGGAAGGAGGAGACTTGATGGGGAAGAGAAAGGGGGAATTCCTCTCCCCATTTAATCCCCCAAATTTAGAAAAAGAGCTGATGGGAAAGCTGAGGAGATAATTCTTCCCCCCTAAGAAGTCAAAGTTCGCGCAGTCATCCGTGGGGGCTACCCCCCACCTATCAGCCACCGTCGAGGAGGGGCGCCCCGTCCGGTGCTGTAAGTCGTTGATTATAAACGAGAAAACAGATACCCACCTGTCATACATGGATTCAATTACACTGTGTACATGGGAGGTGCGATGCAGCGCCGACCAGGTGTCACGGTAGCGGGTTGATCCTGACGAGGTGCCACTCTCTTTAACAATTTGGGCTTTGTTGTACGCTCACGGGGGAAGTCCTTCGTGGGTAAGGCAGGTACGCCTGCGCCATTTTAGGAGATTATCATGACAAAGGAAAAGGAAGTAGCAGTGCTCGCGGATAAGTTCTTGAAAAAGACGATCAGCGCCGATGGCCAGTCGATTACCTTCACTCTGCAGAACGGACTGAAGGTCGTGTTCGAGCTGGCCAAGCTCCATCCGAATCTGGGGGATACCGCCAAGATGCACGGGATCAGCCAGGTTATAGGGGATACCGCTGCGAAGTTCTCGAAAGCGAAAGACTTTCATGGTGCGTTCAGCGCCATGCAGGCGAAGGCTGACGGGCTGGAGCAGGGGACATGGAGCGTCCGAGGAAGCGGCACGGCTGACCTCGCGCAGGCAATGTTCAATCTCGGTCTGGGCGAACTGGATCAGATCGAGGCAGGGCTGAGGCTGGCGAGCGAGGAAGAGCTGGAAGTCTTCACCAGTGACGTCGCGGTCAAGGCGGAAATCGCCAAGATCCGAGCAGAACGGGCGAAGGCGAAGGTGGGCGAGTCGAAGCCGGAGGATCTGAAGAAACTGTTCAAGGCGTTCATGAACAAGGGCGCAGCGGTCTAAACCCAGAGGGGGAGGCGAAAGCTTCCCCTTTTTTTCTCGCCTTCTCCCCCGCGAGTATGGCGCTGTCAGGGGCTGCGTGGCGCTGATGTTGCTCGTTGTAAAGATTGCGCTGCTATTCCTGGATTTCGTCTAGGAGATAATCTGGAGTTGCATACAAATGCATACCGTATTATACCGTATCATACCGATTAAAGCGTATTATACAGGTAAAGCAATTCGGAGACCCCCCCTTCCCCTCCCTTCTTGTCCCCTTTTATTCCCTCCTGAGAAGTACGCCACCTGAGACCCCTCTATTAAGGTAGTTTTTTTTTTTTTTTTTTTTTTTCTTACTTAGAACCCCCCAAAGCTTTTTATGGTGCAGTGCAACATGCCAGGCGGGGAATAAACGTCCCGGAGAAATGGGGAATTAATGGGGACATTAAGAGGGCATAAGGGGGGCTCCTTCAATTGCTTTATCTGTATAATACGCTTTAGTTGGTATAATACGGTATGCATTTGTATGGATTTGTATATAACTCCAGCAAGCTCTTGACAATCTATACGAATTTGTATATCATTCCCGTTCGATCAACAACTGGAGCCCCCCTTATGAATACAGTTCCAACCCCTTCGGCGCCAGGCGCAAAGCCCGAGCGCAAGCGACCTGGGCCTAAGCCAGGGGGAAAGGGTAAAGCCCCATCGCTAGAAAGCGAAACGGGCAAACTTTTCCTTTCTACCTTCCTCCTCCCGCCAGACCATTACCCACTTCGCCTGCCACAGAACATGCCAAGGGGAAAAGCGATCAACCTGTCCGTCGGGCTGAACCGAGTGAATAAGGCGTACTGGAAACTGGACGATCCCACTGTGCCGAAGTGGGTAGCGAACCTTTCGGCGAAGGCAAAAGCGGTAAGCGGACAGGCCGAGACCTCTGCCGCTCGAGCCGCCTGTCGGGCTGGTCTTCCAGTTCCCGATGGTGGTGACTGGTATGTGGAGATCAGCGAAAGCTATCTCCGCACAGGCAATCCTTCCCCTGCGAGAAGGGAAAACGTCGAATGGCTGAAGGGGCTCCTCGCCCAGGTCGAAGAACAGACGAAAGAGGTCAGGGATGAATTGGCGAGGGAGGAAGCGGAACGAGCGGAACGTCTACGCCTGGCAAAAGAAGAGAAAGCGGAAGCCCCGTACAGAAAGTGGGCGTCAGATGCTGAATCGGCTCCAACCCGGCCAGGACCAGTCGACGAGGCGTCAGCTGTACTCGACAAGCTCGGCTATGGTCTCGACGCCCCCACGGCTGCCAAGCCGACTCAGCCCGTTGTGGAGCAGCCGGAGACAGCACTCCCTCACAGTGCGCCAGCACTCCCCTGGCTCTTGAATGGAGGCCCCTGCACGCCCCTTGAAGAGGAGAAAACTGTCCTGCTGACCAAGGCTGAGGTCGAGGCCAGACTAGCGGAAGGGCAGAAGCCATGAACCACCTGTACGTTAACTTCTTCTTCACCCATGAGCGCGAGGGCTTCTGGCATCCAGTCCAGCTGGATCGTGGCCGCGAGCGTTGCTTCAAGGGCATTTGCGACCGCCGCTGCCTCCTCGCCGCTCGCGGCGAAAAGCCGTCGGGTGACGGAGCTCCCGGCTCTCCCCCCTATTGCGCCTGGCTCATCCCCTGCGAGGGAGAAGCCCTCGGCCACTATACGATGGTTGAAGGGGGAAAGGGAGAGATCGGCCGGGTCTATAACCCTTACGTGGTTAAGGGGCACCTGCCCTCTTCTCGTCCTGACCACCCCCTTGCGCGAGCCTTCTCCCCGGCCAAGCACGCCCTGCTCACCGAGTTCTACCGCAGGGGGCATAAGGCCAGCTACCACTTCGCCCGAGATGATCAGGTCGAGTACGAGCTCGGAAGGGAAGAACAGAGGCTGGCGATGAAGATAGCGCTTGACCATCCCGAATGGCAGGAACTCTTCCTCCTCCTCGCCAAGGACTTTCTCTGGACATTCCCCGTCTTGCCCGTCTCGCCCTCCAGGGCGAAAAACGGCCAGGAGAGTGTTCTCCCGTCCTTGGGCGGAGCTGGGACCGCTTCCGTCTCCTCCCCTCTCGACTATAAAGGAGAATTGAAATGAGCGAAGAATGGAAAGAACTGCTTACCATCGGGCAAGTTGCCGAGGCGCAAGCCCTGGGGATGGAGATTGAAAGCACCAATCCCCACGCTGATGGTGACTGGAGTCCATGGTTAGGAAATACCTGGCACGCTTACTGTACATACCGCGCTCGCCTCCGCCAGTCAAAAGAGCACGAACTGAAAACCGATTCACAGGTATTCGACGCTGTTCTGGAAGGGCGCAAGACATTCGAGATTCGCAAGGATGGCCGAGGGTTTTCAGTTGGTGACTTGTTGAAGTTACGAAGAACCCTTCGGACTGGCGAGGAAATGAAAAAAGGTTTTCCGCTCGAATATGTTGGCCCTCCACTCTACGTTTATGTAACTTACATCTTGCGCGGCCCGATCTATGGTCTTGCAGATGGTTGGGTAATCATGGGGATCAAGCCACGTGACGGGGAACCGCAAAGCCAGCCAAAGGCGGAGAAGGTTAAGTCGATCTGCTGGCGGGCATGCGATGATGGAGCACTGTTTTGGAGAAACGAAGGATACAAGCCATCAGGCGCTCATTGGAAACGCTTCCCCGCTGGCGACCTTGAAGGCGAGGTGGAGGTATGAAATGTGACCAGTGCGGAAAGACCCATAACCGAAAGCGGTTTTGCAGCAACAAATGCAAGGATCGCTGGCATAACTTAAACAAAGAAAAGATACATAAAAATGAAGATGATGATGAGTCCTCTGATATTGAAGCGATGGCTGGAAGCGATTATGCTGCGGATTGGGGCGAAGATGGGTGGAGGAATTAAATTATGAATGCCACCCCTCGCTCCCTCGCCACAGTCCGCGCGGTGAAGGCCCGCCACCAGTGGGGATTCTACGCAGCCCGGCGCTATGCCGAGAGGCAAGGTGCAACCCCTCTCATGTGGATGATAGCATTTAACCTTGAGTGCGAGCGAAACATGCGCAGGATAAATCGAGACCTTCGTGCGTACATTCAGACGAATTCACAACGGGGAAAAGCATGGAAACTACTTTAATCTTACACATCTTACGTAATCCCTGGGGTTGGCCTCAAGTCGAGCAGCGTCAAGCCAGACTAGCAGCGTCTGACCTGATCGAGGCGCAGGCAGAAGAGATCGCCCTCTTCAGGCAGAACAGGCCAGCTGAGCGCGAGTGGCAACCGATGGAAACTGCCCCTAGGGACGGAACAGCGATTCTTGTCATTCTTCCCCAGACGGACATACCGAAGGCTGCCCGCTGGGATTATAAGCAGCTTCGCTGGATACATACCTGGGACTTAACTCCCTTCCATAACAGGAACGAGCCAATCTACTGGATGCCTATAGCCGACCTGCCTCAGGTGAAAACACCATGAGCCGACAACTTCTGCAGACAACGGAAAAAACAGTCCGTTCCAGTGCTTGACGAACTCCCACCGATCCCGTATCCTCAACATTCCCCATCGAGGGGCGTTCAAGTTTAACCAACCGGGGAAACTTCCCCAATTTCCTTTAAGGAGCAATACCATGACTGAAGCAACTAAAAAAACCGAAGCCCCGGCCAAGATCCCCTTCTGCACGAAGGTCATCGAAGGTTCTGTGATCCACTTCAAGTTCGGCGATGGCGAGACGATCTCCACCGACGTCAGCACCTACCCAGAAGACACGCAGGAAGATCTGAAGATGCACGGCGCCAGCCAGAAGGGTGGCGACAGCTACGCCTCTGCCGGCGGTGATTACGCCTTCGCCAAGACCAAGCTTCGCGAGACCATCTCCAACCTCGAGCAGGGCCTCTGGACAGCGGCTCGTGCGAAGGGCGAAGGGAAGAAGCCCGTTGGCGAACTGGCGCAGGCCCTGGCCGAGTTGCAGGGAGTGGAAGTGGCCTCGGTTCTCGAGCTGCTCAACGCTGCCGACGACGCGATGCTCAAGACCTTCCGCGCGCATCCCCAGGTCAAAGCGAAGATCCTCCAGCTCCGCGCGGACAAGGCCGCAGCTGCCCTGGCCAAGGCTACCGCCGACGGCAAGACGGCCGCCCTTCCGAGCTTCGCTCCGGCAGCTTAAAAAAGCCTGCGGGGGAGATCAGCCCGCAGTCGCTTTCCCCTCAAGGTTCCGACATGGCCTTGAGGGGTTTTTTCTGGAGCGCCAACTCTTGCATTGTTGGGCGGAATAATGCCATAATTGTAGTCCCCAATAAATTTGACAAACTGCCCCAATCATGTCATACTCACCATTCGGGCATTCCGTCCGGACTTTATAACATGGAGATCACCGATATGCCACAGCGCCTTACCTTCCCGGCACCTCTTCGCGACCAGTTCAAAACCAGAAATGGCTGGTACAGCCACCCATGGAGTACCACCTCCGTGAAGATGTGCCTTTCCGCAGGCGGCTGGTTCCAGCGCGGCCTCGCCTACGACTTCGACAGCAAAGCCGCCCGTGACGCAGCCTTCCCCAAGCTTAACCTCGACGCAGTTTCCTTCACTCAATAGGAGTCCACCATCATGAAACGTTCAGTCCCCTTCGCACGCTCAGCCGCTATCATAGCTGCAATCCCCGCCGCTATCGCAGTCGACAACACAAGCCTCCTCGGCATTCGGACTGAGTACCAGTCCAGAGGTAAGGGTAAGGGCAAGGGACGGTCCCAGCGCGCGAAGTCCAGCTTCAAGCAGAACAAGCGTCGCGGGTTGTAGCGCGGGCTTCCCGTCAGCCAGCTCCTCCCCAGGGGCTGTCTCGCGGGCAGTCTGTGCCCTTAACCCTTACCATGGAGATCACCATGTCGAAACCTGTAATTAAACCTAACCAGCCCGTTCGCATTACCTCGATCGAACATCCTGACGCTTTCGCAAACAAGAAAGACCGTGCCAACTTGGTTGGCACGACTGGGCATTTCACCAGCCTTACCTCTAACCTGTACGAAGACAACTCACTCGCAGGGGATTTCGTTTTCTCTGATGGTGAAGGAATCTGCTTCCATCGCGTCTTCGTCCAACCCGTCTAGGAGACCGCTCATGACCACCAGCGCCCCCCTCACCCTCGCCGAAATGCTGGCGAAGCTCCAGTCCCTGCCCAAGCCTCCGCCGAAGGTTAAGGCAAAACCGGGAGCGAAGAAACCCCCCGAAGCTCCCCTGCCCTACGACGTCGCCTTCAACGTCCGTAAGACCGGATATAAGGTCTGGAAAGCCCTTAGCCATATCATCCAGATACAGGAGCAGCGCTGTGCGAACTGCGGAACGATGACTCCAGTGGTCAAGGGGGAATTCTACGAGCTGGCCAACGGCACTGCCCACGCAACTTGGTGCCGTTCCGAGGCGTACGGGATAGAGTTCCAAGAGGATCTTCCGCTGAAGTACGTTGATCTGCCAGAAAAGGTCGTTACCGCCTGCGCCCACTGCCGCCCCTGCTCCTCCCCCTTCGACCCGTACTTCGAGCAGGTCTTCGAACACCACGACCAACAACTGTCCTTCCCATTCTAGGAGAAGCAAATGTGCAAGCCTCTTTCTATTGACACCTACGGCGCCTATACGGAAGGGCCAGAGGCTGTCCTCGTCAACCTCCGCGGCCAGATCGACCGGGGCATCCGTAAGCTCGACGATCCCAGCGACCTGCGCTTCGTCCTCTTCTGCATCGACTACATTCTTGGAAAGGGGAGTCGCTCATGAAAACCATCCGCAAGGGCATCACCATCACCCTCCATGGCAAGACCTATCTCTGCGACCTGGCCGTAACCCTCTACCGCTCGAACCTCCGCCCCTGCATCATCCTCCTCGACGGGCTCAGTCCATACGGCGAGGAACTCTGCCGCGCCACGGCCAACGTCCCAGACGAGTTCCTCGCCGGCCAGCCCCCCTCCCACTTCGCAGCGAAAACCTGGAGTGAGAATGAGGGACTGTGGGAACAACTCGAAGAAGTCTGCTTCCAGGGCACAATGACACCACTGTTCCAGAAATGCGCCAACCTCCTCCCGATCAGCAAGTTCGTCCGGGCGCAAGTCTACGACTTCGCGCCGGAGGCCAGGGGGGCGTTCCACGAGCTACATGAAAAGGCAGTTGCGGAGCGCGGACTATGAGCTATCGAACCCGCGAAGCGCTCCTCGTCCTCCTTTACATCCTCGGCATGCTTGCGGCTTACATCCTCGGCAGCCTTAACAACTGAGAGCCTTGCGGCAAAGGGGTTGGACGTTCAGCCCCTTCCTCGCAACACCCTCAACCTTAACAAAAGAGAGAACCACCATGAAAACTGTTGTCCATATTACCTTCCAGCAGTCCCCTTACAACGACGAGGATGGAAAGAAGACGATCTTCGCTACGCCTCACAGTTACGATCCTACTCCTTTCCTCAACCCAGGGGAGATTTATTCCGGGAAGCTGGAAATCGAAGTGCCGTTCCCCACACCTCTTCCCTCTGACTTCCTTCTCGCCGAGGTCGCGGCGCTGCGGAAGAAGCAAGGGGAGCACGTGGCCGAGTGCACAAAGCTGGAAGAGCGTATCCAGAGTCTCCTCTGCATCGAGGCGCCGAAAGCGGGGGGGCTGTGATGGCCACCTTCACCCGCGACATTACCTACGCCGGCGTGACCTTCGAGGTCGAGTTCAACGCCAGTCCAGGCAGGCCCGGTTGCATGTACCTGCACAACGGAGACCCCGGTTATCCTGACGAGCCAGCGGAGTTCGAAATCCTCTCCATCAAACTCGAAGGTAACGACCAAGACCTGTCCGAGCTCCTCCAACACGGTCAGCAACTCTACGACCGGAATGGGAAGAAAGTTCGCGACGTCTTCGACGAGATCCAAACCCTCGTGGTAGAACTTGACGACCTGTTCGAGGAGGAAGCGCCATGAGAGTCGCCCGTAATGCCCTGAACCTCGGCTGCGGCAAGCACATCATGCCAGCGGCTGAGGGCTGGACGAACCTTGATCGGGCCAACCTCCCAGGCGTGAACTGCGTCTGCGAGCTGGACAGCCCATCCGTCAGCCTCCCCTTCCCTGACAACCACTTCCAGTTCATCCTCGCCTCTCACGTGCTCGAGCACATCCATCACATCCTGCCGCTGATGGAGGAGCTCCACCGGGTTTCTGCCCCTGGCGCTGTTCTCCTCATCCGCGTCCCATATGGAGCCTCGAACATCGCCTTCGAAGACCCCACTCACGTCCGTCACTACTTCCCTAACAGCTTCATGTACTACGGGCAGCCGGCCTACGCTCGCGCAGACTACGGTTATCGCGGGGACTGGAAGACGATCGAGCGTCAGCTCATCCTCAACCCTGACTTCAACACGGAGATGCTCCCGGAAGACCCCGCTGACCAGTACAAGTTCATCTCGGCTTACTGGAACGTCGTCCAGGAAATGGTGGCCTCGCTAACCTGCGTCAAGCCTATTCGCAAGATGACAGACGCTGACGAGCCGGCCAAGCTTTCCCTCGTCCAGGCAGGAGCTCCCCATGGCACGTAGAGGCCGTCCCCCCCTTGTCATTCCCACCACTGAGTGGAAATGCCGTATCCCTATCGACATAGCCGCAAGTGTCGATCTTATCCTCTACGATCCAGTCCGTTGCACGCAGGCCTACGGCGAGCGTTCCGCTCTCGTCACGAAGCTGCTCCGCGACTGGCTGGACTCGCAGAGACTTCCCGCTTCACCCACCACCAAGGAGTAACACCATGTTAGACGCAGTTCAACTTAACGACTATCGCCAGCGTATCCTCGCCGGAGAGTCTATCCACGTCGAGGAGTACACCGAGATCATCCGGAACTATCGGGCGACACGAGGAGCGGCAATCGCTGCCTCCGCCCCCAAGACCAAGGCCAAGGCCGCTTCTGCCGAGGCCGCTGTTCCTCGCGATCTGTCCACGATGATGGCTCAGCTCCAGTCCCGCATCATGCAGGGCACGAGCGCTCCCGTCACCCCTGCCGAGACCAAGGGAGAAGAAAATGCCTGAGTCCCTTCTCCCCCCGGCCGAGCTTCTCTCCGAGCAAGAATGTTTCGAGAAGTTCATTCCCCTCGCTGCCCGCGTAACGAACCTTCGAACGATCCTGCAAGAACCCCAAGTCATCACCAAGGAAGAGGCGTTCGATTGGGTCGCTGACATCGACTCCACTCTTAACGATATCATGACGTTGCTCGAGCATTGCTGCGTCCATGTCAAGGCCCGCATCGCCCCTCTTGCCGCCATCGTGGAGGTATCCAAATGAAAATCAGACGCGTAACGAAGTCCTCGACCACACTTAAAGAACTGGCCGTTGCTTACGATCTGACCATGTTCGTCCTTGAGCGTATCGACTCCAGCATTCAGCTAAGCAAGCGTTTCCGCGCCTCTTTCGATAACTGCATGGTCAATGTCCCGCTCCTCGGCCTGATGCCTAAATATGGTTTCGGCCTGACTGAGGAGGAAGCAATCCAGGACTACGCTCGAAACCTCGAGGGTCAGCCACTTCACATCCTCAAGGAACCCATTCCCCTCATCATTACCTGCCCACCATCCCTTCCATATCCGTGAGGCCTAACCATGAAAGAACTTCTTCCTTTTCCCGAGGTTATCGACAATTCAGCCATATCTGCGTGGAGGAAGTGCCAGATGGACTGGTACTACTCCACGCTGCGGAACCTTGAGCCCAATACCTCCTCTATCCACCTCCACGCAGGAAAGTGCTATGCCCGTGGACTGGAGGTCGCTCGCCGTTCCTTCTACGACAGTGGGGTTTCCGAGGAGGCGGCTATCGCCTCCGGCCTCGAAGCTCTCACCCTCGCCTGGGGCGACTTCGACTACCCCGACGGCGAGGCCAAGTCCTTCGACCGAATCTTCTACGCCCTGGTCGAATACTTCACCGAGTACCCGCTCGGCAAGGACATCATCAGGCCTCACCGCGACGCCCTCGGCCGTTCCGCCCTCGAGTTCTCTTTCGCCATTCCCCTGAACGTTCTCAACCCCTCCACTGGTCAGCCTATCCTCTACGGCGGAAAGTTCGACATGCTTGGCGAGCGTGACGGTGCCCTCTTCGTCGTGGATGAAAAGACGGCAGGGCAGCTCGGCAACCAGTGGATGCGGAATTGGCTTCTCGACTCCCAGGCCACCGGTTATTGCTACGCAGCGAAAACCTTTGGTTACCCTGTCGTCGGTGCCATCTTCCGAGGGATCTCTCTCCTCAAGGAAAAGTATGGTCATGCCCAGGCCATTGTCTACCGCCCGGACTGGCAGATCGAACGCTGGCTGTCTAACCTCGAAGAGACCATCCGACAGATGGTAGGGGCCTGGACTCGTCAGCGCTACCTCTACTCCCTCGACAAGTCCGCCTGTAACTCCTACGGCGGGTGTGGTTTCCACCAGCTCTGTGAGTCCCAGCATCCCGAACGTTGGATCGAGGTCAACTTCAAACCGAGAAACTGGAACCCCATGGCGAAGGAGGAGGAGTGATGAACCAAGTAATCATGCTTCTCCTCCAAGGTATCCTTGACTTTCTCGTCAGCTTAACCATTTTTATCCTTTGGGCTTTCCTTATCTGGCTCATTGCTGCCTTTTGCGGATTTAATTCCAGAAAGCCTTCCCCTTGGAAGGACGAGCAGTGAACCAGACCTGGTTCATCCAGGGGCGCACCTTTGGCCCCTTTCCCGTTTCGCCTTCGTTCATCAAGGCGGAGCTCACCCCACCTCGCTCATACGCCTACTACTGCCCTGTCTGTGGTGACGTTTGGGCGAGGCGTATCATTTCTCCCGCTGCCCGTTGGCTCTTCTGGAGTTTCCACTGTCCAAAACACCCAGATCAGTCCTTCTGGCATACCGTCCCTGGTTCGATCATCCCCTCGTTCCTCTTCGAGGAGCTCTGGCCTGACCTTCCCTATTCCCTCCAGCAGAGGGAAGCCCTGCTCCACCTTAACGCAATGCTAACCTAGGAGTACCAACTATGTCAACCAACTTAAACCCATCCACTACAGGTGGAATCCGCCAAACCCCTGGCATCAATGTCATGCTCATGGGAAACACCAGTTCCGGTAAGACTTACTCCATTCGTACTTTAGTCGACGCCGGTCTTGAAGTCTTTGTGCTCTTCTGCGAACCTGGAATGGAGGTTCTTGAAGACACTGACCCCGAGAAGGTTCATTGGCATTATATTGCACCAGCGTCTCCTTCCTTTAAGGACTTAATCGATTCCGCTAAGAAGATCAATCAGATGACAATCAAAATGTTGTCTGATCTTCCAGGCATTAACAAAAATCAGTATGATGATTTTATCAAGCTACTTACCGCCCTGACAGATTTTCCTTGTGATCGTACTGGTAAAAAATATGGAGCTGTTGATGAATGGGGATCTGATCGTGCGTTAGTTATCGACAGTCTTTCTGGTCTTTCGATCATGGCTATGAACCTTCAGGTCGGTTCGAAACCCACCTGTTCTCCCGGCGATTACGGGATAGCTATGAACAACCTCGAGCGCTTCCTCATCAAGTGCTGCGTTGATACCACCTGCCACTTCGTCCTCACCTGCCACGTCGAGCGCGAAACCGATGAGCTCACCGGCGGCTCCACCATCATGGCAAGTACCCTCGGCAAGAAGCTCGCACCGAAGCTCCCGCGGAATTTCTCCGACGTCATCCTCGCTAACCGAATCGGTACGAAGTGGAGCTGGTGCACCGACGCTACGGGCTACGAGCTCAAGGCCCGCAACCTCGGCTACGCCACCACGCTTCCCCCCTCGTTCGTTCCTCTGATCGAGAAGTGGCGCAAGGGGCAAGCTGTTTCCCCCGTAGTCACGACAAGGTCTTGACAGACTGCCAAATAATCCATAATATACCCGTTCTGTTTAGAGGACTGTTCCCATGCGATTACACTTAACCAATTCCGATAAAGAAGTTCTTATCTCGAAAGAGGATGAAGAGTTACTTGATTACGAGTGGCGCCTAGGAACCCACGGCTACCCAACTGCTTGGTTTGCTGAGTTAAAAGGGGGCTACCCTTTACATCAGATAGTCATGCTTAGGCAAGGCTTAGCCTCCAATCATAAAAACGTAATCGAGCACTTGAACGAAAATCCCTTAGACAATAGACGCGAAAATTTACGTATAAGTTCGCAAACGGTTAACTTACTTCGTGCTAAGGGTGGGGGTGTTCGTTGGCATAAGCAAATGCAGAAATGGCAGGTTCGGCTAACCTATCACTATGTGGAAGTTCATGTTGGGTACTTTGACGACAAGGAACTTGCGCAGGAAATAGCCCTGCTTGCTCGGAAGCAGTTATTGCAACTCATCGCGAAAACCGAGAATCTCGATCCATTAACTGTTAAACTTTATTTCTCGAAAAGGAAATTAAAATGAGTGCCTTCAATCCTGACCAGTTTCTCAATACACAAACCACCGAAGCTAACGACACCACCGTTATCCCAGTCCCCGAGGGAGAGCATCCTGCCGCGATCAAGACGATCAAGCCACGCGTCTTGACCGATGGCCGCGCAGTTCTCGATATCTACTGGACTGTCAACTCCGACGAGGCCAGGGACGAAACCGGCCAGGCCGAACCCATCGTCCGGCAGACGGTCTGGCTAGACACGACCGAGTCTGGCGGTCTGGACTTCGGCAAGGGCAAGAACGTCGGCCTTGGCAAGCTCCGCGACGCCGTCGGGCAGAACCAGTCCGGCAAGCCCTGGGCTCCCGGTATGCTGATCGGCGCTGCTGCCATCGTCAAGGTCGGCCACTCCATCGACAAGCGCGATGGGGAAACCATCCAGGCTGACGTTAAGGCCGTCCTTCCGTTCTAAGTTGTGCGTTTAAAACTATCGGCGGGTTGGGGGCGGTTAGCCGTCGAATCCGTAGGAGCGAATACGCTGAAAAACCGCCGATAGTCCTAATCACAAGGGGGAGGAGGTTCGCTTCCTCCCTCTTTTTCCTGGAGCATCCCAATGCAACTTATCCCCTTTTCCCAACTCTCCATCCCCGAGTATCGGATGCGGAGAGAGTTCGACCCCGCCGCCCTGAAAGACCTGTCCGACTCCATCCTGTCTAAGGGATTGATGCACCCTCTTGTCGTAGTAGCAGAACCAGCTGGGAACTTCCGCCTTATCGCTGGCGAGCGCCGTTCCCGCGCTATCCGTGCCCTTGCCGACCTCGAGGTTACCTTCTCCTGCAACAATCAGGAAATCCGTCCAGGCCTGTTCCCCGTCATCCTTCTCGGCGACCTTCCCCCACTGGCACTGCTTGAGGCCGAGTACGAGGAGAACGTCGTCCGTTCCGATCTTACCTGGCAGGAACAAGCCCTGGCTACCGCAGCCCTTGCCGAGCTGCGCAAGCTTCAAGCTGCCGAGAATGGAACGCCCTTCACTCTTCAAGGTGTTGCCACCGAGATCACGGGCAAGCCCGCCGAGGGCGCTGCCGTAACGAAGGTCTCCAATGCGGTCATCGTTAGCCGTCACCTCGCCGACCCTGACGTCGCCGGAGCAAAGAGTCAAAAGGAAGCCCTGAAGATCATCGAGAAGAAGGCCGCCACCGCTCACCGGGAAGTTCTGGCTCAGTCCTTCGACCTGAAGAAAACCCCCCACACGGCACTGCTCGGTTCCTCCCTTGAACTTGCTGCCTCTCTCCCCTCCGACAAGTTCTCCGTCATCCTGACCGATCCCCCTTACGGCGTTGGCGCTGACAACTTCGGCAGCATGGCCACCACCTCCCACGAGTACAAGGACGATCTCGAGTATGCCCTGAACTGCTACCGGATGGTGGCGCAAGAGGGTTTCCGCGTGACCAAGGCTCAGGCCCACGCCTATGTCTTCCTCGACATTCGCTACTTCCCCAATTTCTCTCTCGAGTTTTCCATGGCCGGTTGGGACGTCTGGCCTACCCCCATCATCTGGGCCAAGAATAACGGAATGCTGCCACGGCCGGAGCACGGACCTCGCCGCACCTACGAGTGCCTGCTCTACGCGATCAAAGGTGGGAAGCGGGTGAATAAGGTGCTCCCCGACGTCCTGACCTACCCGACCGAGGGGGATAAGTTCCACGGCGCGCAGAAGCCCGTCCCCCTGTACACCGACCTGCTCTCGCGTTCCTGCGTCCCAGGTGACGAGGTCGTTGACTTCTTCTCCGGCTCCGGTACGATCTTCGCAGCGGCGAATGAGCTCAAGCTTGTCGCGACGGGGCTGGAGCTGAACAAGAAATATTACAACGTAGGGCTGACTCGCATGGAGCCGAATGAGATCGTTGCACCGGCTCCTGGCCTTGACCAGCTCCTCTCCTTGCTGAAGGTGTAAGCATGAAAGGGAATAATGAGCTCCATCTGAACACAGCGACGATGATTCAAATCTTACAGCAATGGATTGATAGTCAAATTCCATTAGAGCCCCCAACTGTGACTAACGTCAAATCTGAAAAAGGAACAAGCGAAACCTTTATCATAAACTTATCAGGTGAGGCGAGACGCCCTGAGCCAAAGAAAGAGCCTGAAGCCTCTGGCGAGCTCCGCTCCCTCGCTCCTCTCTTCACTCACTTAATGGCAAAGTCGGAGCAGCCATGAGAGCATCCATCAAACTAATCAAGTTCGTAACATTGGAGTTGACAGACGATGAGGCAACTTGGCTTTCTACTATTATGCAGAACCCTTTTACCGCTGAAGAAAGCCCTCGTGATAGCAATTTTCGTCAACTCTTCTGGAATGTCCTGAATCCACCAGATAGAGAAAATAAATGACCATCCCAACTTCCCCCACCATCAGGGGAGTTGGTCTTTCACCTGCAAAGATCGCTATCGTGGCTGCCGCTGCTACCGCTGACGATCTTTGGAAGGGCTACCCCATAGCCGGACACCCTGGGGATCTCCTCGCCAAGATGCTTCACGAGGCAGGACTCACCATGTCCTCTTGTTATCGGACGACAGTTCTCAAGCACCGCGCGAAGTATGACCGCCCAGACGATCTCTTTACTCAGAACAAAGCCGAGGCCTCCCGCGAAGGCCTAACCACCGTCCTCTACTCCACCTACATCCACCCCTCCCTCGTGGAAATCCGCCAACAGCTCATCGACGAGCTATCCCTGGTTCAGCCGACCGTCATCGTGGCGCTTGGCGACCTTGCTATGTGGGCACTGACCGGTACCTACGGCTCGGTCGATACCTGGCGAGGATCGCAGCTCGAACCGAACTTTCCTACTCCCTGGGGCGAGGTAACGATCATTCCCACCTACGATCCTGCCTGGGTAATGAAGATGTGGCATGTGCGAAGCTTCGCCGTCCGGGATCTTCGCCGTGCTCACGACGTGGCTGAGCGGCCAGCGGTTTACCGCTGGCCCGCGTACAAGTTCGAAATTCGTCCCTCCTTCCATAAAGTCATGGGTATCCTCCATGGACTTCTCGAGTTAGCAGAAACTGAAGGGGTGGATGTCCCTCTCGCCTGCGACATCGAGACCATCGCCAGGCAGATCAGCTGTATCGGTATTGCCTGGAACGTACGCGAGTCCATGTGCATCCCCTTCCTTACGCTTGACGGTAATTACTGGACAGAGGAGGAGGAGGAGATTGCTGTCATGGTGCTGCTCCGCCAGCTCCTTACCCATCCCAACGCCAGAATCATCGGGCAGAACTTCAACTACGACAATCAGCACTTCGCCAAGCACCTGGGATTCCTACCCAACTTGACTTTCGACACGATGATAGCTCAGCACGTCCTTTTCCCTGGCATCCCCAAGGCGCTCGACTTCCTCTCCTCCCTCTACTGCCACTTCCACCGATACTGGAAAGACGAGATGGATGACTATTCCCGCCTTCCGGAAAACATGGAGCAGTACTGGACATACAACTGCCTCAGTGGAGATACCCCTGTTCTTGATGCTTATTGCCACTGGCGTCCTCTAAAGGACATTAAAATAGGTGATGATCTTTTAACTTTTACTGAAGAGGCTGAACAAAGAGGCACCCGAAAGTTAGTCCACGCGGTAGTAACTAACAGAGCCTCTTCCTATAAGGAAGCTGTTCGTGTAACCTTTACTGATGGAACTTATCTTGAGGGTACGGCTGAGCATAAAGTCGTCGCTCGTCAACCAGTTCCATATAGACCAGGCAAACATCTTTTAGGAACTTGGGAAGAACTTGGCAACTTACTCCCAGGTTATGCCCTTTCTTATGTACCTAAGTGGGAGAGAAGTTTTGAATATGAAGATGGTTGGATGGCTGGTTTGGTCGATGGTGAAGGTACTTTAGGTCATCACAGTCAAGCCGGTTATAAGTCTATATGCATCTCTATTGCACAAAAAGAAGGGGTAGTTGCTGAACGTTTTCGTCGAGGACTTAAACGGCATGGCTTTGACTGGAATGAGTCTGAAAAAGTTGGAGCTATTTATTTTGGTATTCGGGGAGGTCTTTCTGAACAGTTACGTTTCTTAGGTATTTTTGAAACGGATCGGCTTCAACTCAACATGTTACAGATAGCTATGGAGCAGGGTTTTGGTGGAAGTCAGCAATTACCAAAGAAGATAGTGAAATCCGTAGTAGCAATTGGTAAAATCGAAGTTTTTGATATTACTACTACTGCTGGAACATTCTTAACTTCCTCTGGACTCGCTCACAACTGTAAGGACTGTGTGACCACTTTCGAGGTCTCCCTCGTCCTCCAGGAGCTCCTCTCTCACCTCGAACGCTGGCCCCAATACGACTTCATGTTCGAGGTAAGTAAGTCGGCTCTGACCTCCATGCTTCGCGGGATGAAGATCAATCAGGAAGCGCGGAGCAAGGTCGCGGGAGAACTTCTCGAAGCCATCGCTGAATACGATGTGCTGATCCACCAGATTGTAGGCTTTCCCCTGAATGTCGGCTCACCGAAGCAGATGAGTGACTTCTTCTATAACCAATTAAAGTGCCCCATTCAAAAGGACAGGAAGACGAAAAGACCGACCTGCTCGTCCCCTGCCCTTCAGAAGATCGCGGAGAAGGAACCGCTGCTTAAACCACTCGTCGACCTCATCGAGAAGAAACGCTCCCTCGGAGTGTTCCTATCAACCTTCTGTCTCATGCCCCTGGACACCGATGGACGTATGCGTTGCTCATTCAACGTTTGCGGAGCGGAGACAATGCGGTTCAGCTCATCATCGAACGCCTTCGGCACAGGCGGTAATCTGCAAAATATCCCCTCAGGAGATGAAGAATGAAAGACGAACAGATCGAGAGACTTATAAAGAATACTGCTGACAGTGACAGCTTGCCCGCTAACTGGCGTTGGCAGATCATGCTGTGTCTGAAGTATCGCCTATCCCGTATCGAAGTCTTGGAGAAGAAAAAATGAAAGTCCCTAACGTACAAGTTCCAGTCAACGTAATGCTGGAACTCGCTCGGGCCTATAACGATTGGCCTTTACCCTTGAAAAGCGGAATCTCCATCCGCATGATTCAACAGCTCGAATCTAAGGCCTACCGTAAACAAAAGGAATGGGTTAAGGTGCAACGAAAAGGTGTGATCGAGCGTCTTCAGAATCAGGGGTACAGCCTTCCCGAGTTGGAATTAGATTCCCCCTACAACTTTCCCACAGGTGACCTATGAGCCTTGGTTCAAACATAATCCTCCCGAACGTCCGTAAGTTCTTCGTTCCCGATCCTGGCTACATCCTCTGGGACGTCGACCTGGCCGGCGCCGATGCCCAGATCGTGGCCTGGGAAGCGGACGACGAGCCGCTGAAGCAGGCCTTCCGAGACCATGCAGCTGGCCGTGGGCCGAAGGTTCACTGCGTAAATGCCAAGGCGATCTTCGGAGCAAAAGCCGGTAAGGATGGCAAGACCGACCCGTACTACTCCCGAGCGAAGGCTGGCGTTCACCTTTGTGTTGCCGATGGACATGAAGCACTTACCCCTTTTGGCTGGATGCCAGTTGAAACTATTTCTCCACATTTACCAATTCTCGCCTGTCATAAAGATGGAACTGGAGCTCATATGGAGTTACCTAGTAATTGGTATCATGCCCAGGATTCATTACAAATGATCTCTATTCAAGGAAGCTCCTATCACCAACTTGTAACACCCAACCACAAATTAGCCTATGCGATAGATCAGCAAGGAGTGAGGCATGAAACTCAGGCTGTGTTACTTCCACAATCTGCCCGTTTATTAAAATCTTGTTTATATTCAGGCCCCGTCAAAGTTGAACCAGATCGCTTACGCCTTCTGTCAGCTTTCCATGCTGATGGGTCTATAAGTAAAAAACAAGTAAGATTCCACTTTAAGAAAGAAAGAAAGATTGCTCGTCTTTTAGATCTTGCTGAGAAACTCGGTATCAGTTGTAAAAAACACGATAACTCCGATGGAACTTGTAATATAGTCTTTTCTGGTTTCATTGCGGAATGGCTCATTGAAACCGGGAAGTCGCCTACTTGGAGTATGCTTCAATATTCAGGCGAAGCTTTACAGGCTTATGTGGATGAACTGCCCTTTTGGGATGGGCATCAAGGCCGCACTTCTACTACTTTCTCAACAGTAAAAGCACAGACAGCAGAAATAGTCCAAACCTTAATACATTTGCGAGGGCAGTCCGGATCAATAAATGTTACTTCTTATCCAGCATACAATGTCCAGATCAATAATCGACCACTAAGTCGTATTCAAAGTCGTACTTTAATTGACTATACTGGTGGGGTGCATTGTCCCACAGTTTCAACCGGATACTGGCTTACCAGATATCAAGGGAGGATTGCAGTTACTGGAAATACCAACTACGGGGGGAAGGCCGCGACCTGTGCAGCGGCGCTTAAGGTTTCCACCCACGAGGCGAGTCAATTCCAAGAGAAGTGGTTCCAACTCCATCCTGGTATCCTCGAATGGCACCAGCGTATTCAGCACCAGCTTAACACCACTCGCTCTGTCCGCAACGCCTTCGGCTTCGTCCGGACGTACTTCGACCGACCGGACAGCCTTCTCCCACAGGCTTTGGCCTGGATACCGCAGTCGTCCGTTGCAATCATCATTGACACTGCTTACAACCGGATCGTAAGGCAACTTCCCCACTCTTTCGTCTCGCTCCAAGTCCACGACTCTCTCGTCGGGCAGACAAAGGTCGAAGCCTGGCCGGAGGTGAAGCCGCTTCTCCGCAAGCTACTCGAGGTCATCGTGCCGTATCCTGATCCACTGATTATTCCCACCGGATTGAAAACGTCGAGACGCTCATGGGGCGACTGTCGAGGGGAGAGCTGGGATGATTAATAAACCTATACAATATGTTGGTGATTTAGCTTGGGCAGCGGCCCGTTTAGTTGAGGGTTTCTGCGATGGTGGTTTTTCTGATTCAAAAACTAACATCATTAAGCTCTTCGAAGAAGTTGGGGAGTTATCTCAAGCCGCAGTTAAGGGAACTCGTCAAGAGCTAATTGATGAAATTGCTGATGTGCTGATCGTAGCAACTGCGCAAGGTTACTTCATAGGCATGACAACTGCAGAATTAACCGACGCCTTAGAGCGAAAACTTCAAAAAGGCCATAAGCGTATACGAGCCTTACAGAAGCTAGAGGAGGTTTGGGATGATTAAATGGGTACGTTAAATCTGCAATTCTTCTCCCCATCAATCCTTAAGGCTGCCACAAATGCCCGCTCGCAAATCAAAAGACTGGCTCAAGTCCTTCCTTCAGTACGCATCCCACGGAGAAGCCCCTACGAAGTTTTACTTCTGGACGGGCGTTTCTACTATTGCTGGCGCCCTTCGGCGGAGGGTCTGGATTGATCAAAAATATTTTCACTGGGTTTGCAACTGCTACATTATTTTGGTCGCCCCTCCCGGAATCGTCAGCAAGTCGACCACCGCCTCAGTCGGGATGAATCTGCTCAAGGAGATACCGGGGATAACCTTCGGCCCTGACGCTGTAACCTGGCAGAAGCTGATCGAAGACATGGGGAAGAGTAAGGAGCTGGTTTATTGGCCGGCGAAGGAGCTCTACCTCCCCATGTCCTGCCTGACCATCGCCAGCTCCGAGTTCGGTAACCTGCTCAACCCACAGGACAGGGACATGGTGGATATTCTCGTCAGTCTCTGGGACGGGCAAACCGGCTCCTTCAACAAGGCAACGAAGACCTCCGGGAACGACAGTGTAGAGAATCCCTGGATTAACATTATCGCCTGTACGACCCCCGCCTGGATCGCGGGGAACTTTCCCGAGTACATGATAGGCGGCGGATTCACCTCTCGTTGCCTCTTCATCTACGCTGACCAAAAGCGCCAGATGGTCGCTTATCCCGCTGACCACGTTCCCCCTGACTTCGACTACCAGCGCGAGGCTCTTATCCACGACCTCGAAATCATCTCTACCCTCGTCGGCGAGTTTTCCTTCACCACCGAGGCAAAGACCTGGGGAGAGGACTGGTATGACCAACACTGGAAGACCAAACATGATGACCTACCCACGGATCAGTTCGGCGGCTACCTCGCCCGGAAACAGACGCATATCCATAAACTCGCCATGATTCTATCCGCGAGCCAGTCCGACGACCTCGTTCTCCACCGCTCGACGCTCGAGGCCGCCGCCCTTATGGTCGATGCGCTCGAGGCGGAAATGCCAAAAGTCTTCGACAAGATCGGCCGCTCTCCCATGACGAAGGCGCTTGGTGACCTGGTCGATATCTGCGTAGCGGAAGCGCCCATCGACCAGCAGATGCTATTCCGCAAGCTTGCCCGACAGGTCACCTGGCAAGAGTTCTCCCAGACGATAACCTCAGCCGTGAACGGTGGTTTTATCCACCTGCAGAACTCAGGCGGGAAGGTTATGGTCTGGCCAGGTCAGGGCAAGATCGCCCCAACACCGGCCTCCATCATGGGGGGAGTTTAGTACCCTTCCCCAACTTCCCCCACAACTCCCCTCATCTTTTTCTGCATCGTGCCATAGTTCTCCATAGCTCTTGCAGACTTCCTTTGCGCCTTCACGCCTTCCGCGAGCTCCTTGCCGGTAATCCGCAGGTTATGATCAGGGATCGTTTCATTGAACTGGTCGATCTTGTCCCGCCAGATATCAGTGGCCTTCTCATCCCCTTCCATCCGAGCATGCCTGTACTTCTCCTTCAACTCCTGCCTCCGCATGTTCCAGTAGAGTACTTCCCCCTGTTGGGCAAAGGCAAGCTGCCGGTTCTCCGCGACAAGGGCAGGTACTGCACTCATCGCCATGCCCGCGAGTTCCACCCCGGTCAAGTCTCGGAACTCCCCCGTCTCGGGATCTTTGGTCAGCCGTGTTCCATTCTTCAGCCTCACCCCCATCCCCTCGCCCGGAGTCAGATTCTGCCTGATGATGGCATCGGCAGTTTTCCCCACGGCACCAATCGCCCCAGGCATTTCCTTCATCGCTTCCAGTGGTTCTCCCTGAGCAAGCTGCCCGAGGGCTGCGAGAACGCTTCCATAGAAGTTCCCCGCCGGGCCAGCGAAACTCGTCACACCCTTCCCGATCGCAGCATCGACGCTGCTAAACTGACGATTTAGCACATCTGTAAAGGGGAGGAGTCGTCCGAGCCCAAAACTCCCTGACAGGTTGAACCCGAGGAAGTTATGGAAGAGGCCGTGAAGAGCCAGGTTCGGGTCACCACCCAGATCCTTGATAAAGGCCCGAAGTTCCACCTCAAGATTCTCCGGATTACCGAAGAGGCGTCGCCATACGAACTTAGCCAGATCAAGAATATTCTCCGCGAAGGGAAGGCCCAGGCCACCACCGAGCATCAGATAGAACAACCAGAGCTTCATCGTGGTGCCAGCCCAGACGCTACGCACATTCCGCCCTTCAGCCTTGGCTCCTGCCCTGGCCGAACGCTCATACCCGCCAGTCATAACCCATCCCTGAAACTGCGCGAAGGACGCAAACATGAAGAAGATTCCTTTCTTTCCTCTGAACAGTTCCGGCCTGTTCCCCTGGCTGTACGAGTTCTGGAGCAGATCCACTTTCTTCACCGCCGTCTCGTAAGCTCGAACTCCATCGATCCCTTGTCCCCGTTCTGCGAGATAAAAGCTGATCAGCGTCGAGTACCTATTCGCCTTCTCCGTCAGTCTGAAGGGTAGCATTCCCCCCTCCATCGCTACGTGGGCAACCCGACCAAGCCAACTATTGCTGCTCACCGACAGACTTCCTCCCGCATTCGCCTGTCCCGCGAGGAAGTAGGCATAGCTCTGGTCGAGAACGCCTTGGCGCACAGCCTGATCGATCATTGATCTGACGTCCATCGCTTCCTTCTCCGAGGCCGTTTTGCCCTCACCACTCATTTGCGTCAGCCGGAAAGCGTTCGCCGTGTACCAGAGGCCTTTCTTATACAGGTTCGCTCCCTTCCACTCTCCGTACTCTGTGCCTAGTGCAGCAAACGTATTCAACTGTGTGCTCAGGTTCATCACGGCCGTCTTCACGTTAAATGCGAGATACGTTAGCGTGATCATCAGTTTCATCCCTTGCAGCTCGTTCTCCGGGTGCATGATGTAGTTCAGACTGCTCTCCATCATCCTGATGTTTCTCCGCTTCTTCCCCACAAGCTTGACAATCTGTTCCGCAGGAAGGGCGCTTCGCTCCAGCTGCCTTACCTCTGTCCTTGCCATACTCAGCATGTTCTGCATCGCGCTGCGATAGTACGTCTTCCACACGTAGTTGGCGTTATGCCAGGTGAAGTTCGAGAAGACCCGTTTGAAGTCCTCGTTCCCACCCGTTACCTTTTCCGAGATCTTATCGTACTTCGCCTCGATCCGCTCGTACTTTCCCGTTACCATCAGGTCGGCGAGTAGGTCAATCTGATCGTCGTCGAACTCACCCGTTGCAGCCACGTTCTCCAGGAACTCCCTCGGCAACTGCATCGGAATACCATAGCGGGAGTCGTCGAGCACCCGTGTCCTTACCCGATACTCGCCGCCAGCTTCCAGCTTCTTCATCTCGATAAAGGCTTTGTCCGCCTCCGCCTTGCTCTCAAAGTGCATCCTGCGGACAGTGACGAAGCGCCTCCGATTATCCGCTTTGGCCTCCTCCCAGCTTCGCTTCTTCATCACCAGCACGACATGGTTGCCAAAGTGACCTTGCGGCAGGAAGGGGAGAATCCGATACTTACTGATCAGTTGATCGATCTTGAAATACTCCTGACGTAGAACCAAAGGAGCGTTTCCGTAAGCCCGGCTGGCCTTTTCTCTAAGGGCGATTTCCAGCCCGCGGAATTGATGCAAGAAGGTATTACGTACTCCCAGGTAGAGCTCGATGATCTTTTCCCCTGCCGCCGATTCAACATCCACTCCCTCCTTTGTCAGAAACTCCCTAAGACCGATGCTATCGGCCACTCGCCAGTCGATTGCATTCTGCAGATTCTCCGGCCCACGGCCTACATCCGCCCCCCAGACGACCTGTCCGTTCTCGTCGAGCCCCTGGAGCTCGCCCATCAGAATGCCGCCCTTCCACTCATTCGTCATGATGCGTTGGAGTTCGTTCACCGTATGAGGGGTGCTGCGAATCATCTTCGCCACGGTTTCTTCCGCCGGAAACTGGAGGTCACTTGCCATCTGACTGGATCGGCGAAGCAGCCCGACGAAGCCGTTGAGGAAAGCCTCCTCTGGTTGCGCCGCTGCTGTCTGTTGGAGCTGAACAAGCGAGTCCGAGGCCTTCGCGGCAAGATTCAGGCCCTGTTGCCACTTCAGGTCAAGCCATCCCTTGAGCGAGTCCACCGTCGAAGCCGCTGTATTCTGTGCCGGCTGATCGCGATCCCAATGGAGTCGATCGGTGTCGTCAAAGGTTCCCACATTCGCCAGGTCTTTCGCCTGTTCCGGCTTGAAGAAGGCGTAGACAGTTCCCGGCCTCGGATCGAGGGCACGCTTAATGATCAGGCCATCATGGCCATTCGTTACAGCCTCGTCCACCCACTCCGTCCAGAGGATCTCGTCGTAACTTGCCCCCTCCGCGTCCTTGGTTAGGGGATTCTCCAGCCGGAGGTAGAGCTCACTGATCGAAGGAGAGGCCGAGACGTTTTTCCCCGGTTCGTTCAGGAAATCTTCCAGATCCGCTTCCGCAGCGCCAAGGGCGTTCCAGAGTTTCTGCCTCTGCCCCTTTGTCAGATCGGTCTTCGTCCTTAGCATCTCCCGGGCCTGATTCACCGCCTTACGAAGTTGTTGTTGCTCCCGGCGGTAGGCCTCCTTCACAACAGGATGTTTACTGAGCGCAGACCCTTCGGCATAGTAACTCGCGTTGTTCAGCGAGTCGCTCGCCCAGAATGCCTTCGTCGCATCCTCCGCTCCGGTGTGGTAGCCGAGACTCTCCCGGTCAAGGAAAGTAATCTTCGAGTGCGATCCGCGAAAGACCTTGAGCGGCTGCGCCTCACGATCCCGCACACCATCTCGATACCAGCGAAGGAAGAATGGAGAGTTCGTCCCCTGGCTCTTATACATCATCGAGGCGAGGGACACCATCTCTGGCTTCATCAGCTCCTCGTTCGTCAGCCCGGCGAAGTCCACGACCCCGACCTCAGGAAGTCTCGGCTGCACCGGGTTAGTCTTGTCCCAGTGGAACAGCTCCTCCATCGTGGGAAGAACTGGGACTTCGATCCAAGTATGCCCCTGAGTATCGGTAACAGAGACCCCTCCGAGGGACTTAAGATACTTGGTAATATCGCCAGCGTAACGATTATAGATAGACTGATGGCCAGGATCAATAAATTCTGTACTACGCGCTCTCGTTACTTCCATCAGTTTATCAACTTCTTCTCGAGTGCCTGATTCCACAGTGGCTTGAAGAAGATTCTGTAATGCTCTATTAGCAGGTGTATTTGGCATTACCCTGGACCACCCCTCCACCTTCGCAACCGTATCCGCCGAGGCGAAGCGAATCTTCATCTGGCCATTGGTGGCGGCACGGGCAAGCTCCTCCTTAATCAGGCGCTGTTCCCAGTTCTTGATGATGGGGGAAAGGTTAGAGGAGATGGCGGTGGCTTCGAGTTTTACGCGAAGTTCGTCAAGCTCTAACCAAACGTCTTTAATGATCTCCTCCATTGGTTGCGCAATATCAAAGCCTGCATCTTCTACTTTTTTATAGAGAAGTGCCTGTAGAGATTGGTTATTCTTGTTCTTCGTTTTAAAGGTTGCTTGATCTGTCTCCCTTATGTCTTCTAGTAGTACTAATCGTGCAAGAGCTGCTGGGCGCTGCTCCTCCGGCAATCCCCCCTTCGCATGCTGCATAAGATCACTCTGAATCTCCACCACATGTCTGATCCCACCTTCCTCGAAGCTTCGCGTATGGCCAAAAAGTTGTGGATCGTTGAAGTGATTCGCATCTGACATTAACATGAAATCAGGAAGGCGCCAGAGGGTAGTGACTGTATTATCAGGTCCACCTGGAGGTGTATATACAACCCCTGTATCAGCATTGACACGAGGATAGTTCTTTATACGTCCGATATTTTCCAGACCAAAATAGGCATACCTCTCGGTATTTTTCGCCGCAAGCGGAATCATCTTCCCCTGGATCGCCTGCGCCAACTCCTCCCTGCTCAGGGTCTTCCCCTGATTCTCCGTGAGGATTTCTTCCCAGGCCTTCTTCTCCGCCTCCTTAAGCTCAGCCCTGCGCAAAGTGGCCTGAATCGTTTCCCGCTTGATCTGCTCCTTGTTCGGCAGGAGACTGAATACTCGACTCGCATAGCGCCGAGCAGCCTGCACCTTGTCAAAGTGCCCATTATCGAGAATCTCCATCACCTGCTCGATCTTTCCCCGCTTAACCATGCCGTGAAGTCTGGCCTCTTCCATCGAGCCGGGTTCGATCCAGCCGGTATTCGGATCAGTTGCTGCTGTTACCAGCTCCATCAACGTTGGTCCCTGAGGATCGTGCTGATCTTCCTTCGAAGGTGGAACCTGTTCCGGCGGAGGAGCCTGCTCCTTCTCTCCTTCCAGTTCCATTACCAGCTCATCCACTTCTTTCGCCAGGGCCTTTTGCTCCAGGATCTTCTTCTGTGCGGCTTTCGCTTTCGCCGTGAGCTTGACCGTCCCCTTCGGCTTCTTCATCTTCGCCGCCCGAGCAGTAATACCATCAAGCCAGTCTTGGAACGTCACGTGTGCAGCGATAAGCGGTTCCACACTTTCATTCTTTGCCGTCTTGAGGAAACGGAAGAGCTCACGCAGGCGATTCAGCGTCCGTTGGAACATCTGTCCTAGAGGGCTGTTTGCCAGATAACCCTTCGCGTAGGCTGCGCGGGTAAACTGCTCCGCCATGTATTCGGAGAAGGAGGTTTGCCGCAGCATCTCCTTCATGTCGCCAATGGTATGCTGCGCTGTCGGCTTGCCAAGCAGCAACTCCTTCGCCGTCATGCCGTCAAGCGGCCGGCCCATCTCTTTCGCCCGCTGCTCGGCGAAGTGGTACAGGCTTTTATTCGCTGGCAGATCAACCGCGACACCCGCTCCACTCTTCCGCACACCTGCCCAGGTTTCCAGATACTCCCGCGCGAGCATCGTTCCGTCAAGCATACGGCTCCGCTGCTCAGCCCAGTTCTGCGCCAGAGCTACTTCCTGCGGTGCGGCCTGCCCCAGGGCAGCAAGCGTCGCATCGGTAAAGTTCCCCGTCAGAGTTTCCCCGTAGAACTGCTGCGCGAGCTGTGGGCCGACGCGCTCCGTCAGCACCTCCCAGAATCCTTGCTGTTCCACCGCATGGCCGAACTCATGCGTAAAGCCTCCGACCATATTCAGCGCCGTGCGATGGTCGCTCGTTTGATGCCTTCCAATGTTCGGCATGTCTCGCGGAATAATGAAATGGATTGGGCCTGCATCCGTAAGTTGCATCTGGTGCCAGCCCATCGCCGTATCATGGTTTTCCGAGAAGGGAACCTGCAAGATCACCACCCGGCTCCCCGGCAGGAACTTATCCACCCACTCCCCTGTCGTGTCCATCGTCGCCTGGGTAATCGACCCTGGCCAGTTGTCGTCATCTCGCCCTATGACAGTAACTGATCCAGCGGGGAGTTCCCCGATCTGCCCCAGGGTCATACCAGTTACCTTCGGATCACGAGAGGCGATGATCGGCCAGGTATCTGCCGTTCCCTCCATTGCCACGTAATCGCGCTGACGTCGGGCAAAGACCTCAGGCGTCACACCACCTTCGTCAAGGACTGGACTGTTCTCAACGGAGATATCTCCATTGGCAAAGAGGTTCCCAACTACCTCGTTCACAAGGACAGCACTTTGCGAAACTACAGGCGGAACGTCCAGGCCATTACGAAGTTGCTCTCGTACGATAGTAGCTGTTCGTTCCTCTGCTGGTGTCATTGGAACGGTTGAGACTGTTGGCAAAGTCAGTGCTTCCTCAATACTCCGCTGGAATCTCGCCGGAGCCTCTTGTGCTTCGAAGTTTTCTCTTTGCACCTGGACGAAGCTTTTCTCCAACTGCTTTTTTACCCCATACTCTTGCGCCATCTGGACTGGCTTGAGCACCGTCCCCATCATAGGTGCCATGATCGCACCAGTCGCCGCCGCCTTCGCTGCGTTGGCTGCTCCTTCGGCAAAGGAGATATTCGTCAACCCCTGGAAGTTCGTCGAGAGGTCGTCATAGACTTGCGTTCCGCCTTCTTGCGCAGCCTCACCTAGGCCAAGTTTCCCCAGGGTCTTGGCTATAGACTGCCCACCCTTGAAGTGCTTCGCAATGACACCCATTGGCAAGGCTTCAAGCGCCGTCGCCACTCCACCATGTAGGTGAGCGGGAATCTCGGCATCTTCTGGAGATTGCTTCAACTCATCCCGTCGATGAACGTAGTCGCCAGCGGTCTCCATCATATAGTTCGCCCCGAGCCCAGCCGCTACCGCTGGGGCAGTTGCCATACCAGCTGCGAAGGGAACGACGCTCGCCACGGAACCTGGAATGGACTGAAGGGCATCACCGACTAGCTGCCCCGCTGCATTATCGGGTTTCTGCGCCTCGCCAATGATCTGCCCAGCAATCCCCCGATCGACCTTAAGCCGTTGCAGTTCCGCCTGATTATCTGGCAGATTCCGTAGGCTCTCGTCCATCATCCTCTCACGGAAGAAGGTGACTGGTGCATTGTACAGTGAGTTATATGCCCCGATTGCGAGTTGCGTTCCTGGAGAACTCGGCACCATCTCTGGCGAGATCGTTCCGATCATGGGGGAGTTACTGAGCAGATTCCCCATATGGTCGAGAAAGCCAGGTTCTTCCGAGGGGCGGCCGGCCGTGGCCTCAGCGAAGGAAATCTCCTTCGGGGCGGGTACTGCCTTCACGGCATCGGCGAAGGAGATTTCAGGCATGATATTAGTTCCCTACAGTAAATGACTTCCCATTCCAAACACCAACCTGGCCATTGCCAAGATCGTAAGACTTGTCCTTCACCATGTCCTTTTCCGTCAGACCAGTAAGGGGTGTAGGAGCTCCTGCCGCTGGTTTACCTCCTGCTGCTGGTGCTGGTGTTCCCCCAAACCCAGGTAGATGTCGCTTTGCTAACTCGTCTGTTGCCGCCTTCCGTACACGCTTATCATCCGACTCTGTAAGCTTGATCAGTACGTTCGTATCTTCGCCCTTTGCTGAAAGAAGGAATTCTTGATACTTCCTCGCGATGAAGGCGGGATCGTTCGCCTGTTCCGGATACATAGCCTTAATCTCTTCGATCGAAAAACCTCGACCACCAGTCTTCGGATGGTACTTCGACGGGTCTTTCATCTCGTCCCGAGTGCGATCTGCATGAGCGTAACTGTTTGCGGCACTAGCAGCAGAGGCGCCGGCAGCGGCTCCACTCTGCGCGATATCGGCTTTGATCTTACTCACCTTCAACCCGAACATGGTCGCGAGCCGTTCCGGCTGATTATCGTAGATCTCGCCAATAGCCCTGGCCTTTTCATACTGTCCAGCGGCTTCCAGCCTGGCAATTTCCGCCTTAGTCTTTTCCATCAGTCCTGGAAACGCAGCCTCGTCCTGGGCAGTTTGCAGTTCCGTCCGTCGAGTTACAGCTTCGTTCCGCTTGACCTCACTTCCAGTCCTTGCCGCCGCTTGCTCGTTCTCCACCTCGTTCTGCTTGCCCATGGTGAAGGTATGGTTACCGATCATCATGGACTCGCCGAGCACGCCAAGAGCGTCCTGCCCTGGCTTTGGCCCCATCATCATCCGCGCTCCCATCATCAGGGCAGCTTGCGCCAGCGCCGGATTCGTCCGAAGCTTCTCGAAGAATCCCGGTTGCTGTTGCTCTTGCGAAGGAGAAGACTGCGACAGGGATTGCTCCTGCGGAGTCGCCACCGGTGCGGCCGTTACCCCCTGAAACGGTGCCTGTTCCTGCGCCTGTAACATCGTGCTATAGTCCATGATTAGCGCGCTCCGCGAAGTCCGAGAATTGCCCCAAGAGAGGGTCGAGCTGTCCCAAGGGAAGGAGCGGTGAGGGGGGCCGCGGC